TGGATGATATTATTAAAATAATGGATAAAAGAAGTGTTGGGTCAGAATTAGAGGATGACCATCATTTGGATGATAAGATTGGTGTTGTGGGTTAAAAATTTTTTATTATATTTGTGTAATGAAAAAATCTTGTAAAGAATGTCCACACTTTATCCGAAATCGTCACAACGATATGATCGTTGATTTTGCTGAGAGAACAGGGAAGAAACACAATTGTCATATGACGGAAGGGAAAAAAGATTTGTGGAATGTTAAAGATGAAAAATTAGAGTGTTATGGAAGTAATAGACACAACAACAAAACTAACCAGTGATAAAATCACAAGGTTTGTTGAAAGATTGAAAAAAATTGGTATTGAAGTAAAACTATCAGGAAACTTTCCTTGGGTTTATATTGATGAAATTTGTGGTAAAAGAGTAACCGAAAAATTTCAAGCTAATCATGGGTTTACTTTGATATTTCTTCCTGGTAGAAACGATAGTCCACCATCTGAATTTACGGATATCACAGAAATTTTTAAATTAATTAGAAAATATATTAAATGATGAACTTAGATAAACTAACAATAGATGAACTTATTTCATTAAGAAATGAAATTGAAGGAAGAATTCAATCTTTTGAAGATGGGTATCTTTATATCTGTTCAGTTCGTCAATTTGGAAGTGTGTGGGAAGAAAGACCTAGTAACCTTTATACCCTAAGTGAATTATGTGATTCATATAACGGTGATAATGGTATTGTTGATGTATATACCAATAACCCCAATTTAAAGTTTCCTGAAATGGAATTCTATAACTATGGGGATGTTATGTTCATTAAATCTGAATATGATTATAGAGAGTGGGTTAAATTCAATAAATCACGTAAATTAATTGAGTCTATAAGAGAACAAGTTGAAGCTTGGGAGGATAGAGATAATCGTCCGTTCAGTCGTAGACCTATGTTTAAACCTGTTTGGTCAAAAGAAGATTTAGATGATGAAGTTAAAGAATTTGAAAGTAAAACGTGGGATTTTATTGAACCAAGGACTATGAAGATAGACTATTTTGATGAAGATGGTGAATAATTAAAAAACCTATTGATTAAACAAAAAAAATAATATATAATTAATAAACATTTTAAAAACTATGAAAATTAGAATGACAAGATCTTACATTGTTTGGGAGTCTTATGGTAGTATTGAAATTAACCCTGAAGATTACCCTGAATTGAGTGGGATGTCTGAAGAAGAGATTATTGATTATCTTAATGAAAATATGTTTGAATTTGAATTAAAAGATAGTTCAGAAAGTAATTTGGTTGATGATTTTATGTTTAATGTAGGAATTGTCAAGGACAAACAAAATGACGAAGAATTTAAAATACTACTTGACTAATATTAAAAAAATTAATATTATTAAAAAATAAAATAAAAAATTATGTCACGATTAACAGAATCTTTACAGACTGAGAACACAACCACTAAAAATGGGATGATTACTAATTCATCTTCACTTAATGAGTGTGTCAATCTCTTTTTCTCTATTGGAGCAATGAGAGGTAAAAGTGCTGATAAAGTAGTTAGTCTTTTCTCTAAAGCTTTCAATGAAGAAGCTATCACAGCATTAAGAACTTTGTTTTGGGCTCGTGATATTAGAGGTGGAGCTGGTGAGAGAGAAGTTTTTAAAAACATATTATATTACTTAGCCACTGACTATCCTGATGTGGTTAGAGTTAATCTTAACCTAATCCCAGAATATGGAAGATGGGATGATTTACAAGTTCTATTTGGAACCCAATTAGAAAATGAGGTTATCTCACTTATTGTTAATGGTTTAAGGGAAGGTAACGGTTTATGTGCTAAATGGATGCCACGTAAAGGTGTTGTATTCAATAAAGTTCGTACGTCCCTTAAATTGGACCCAAAGACTCTTAGAAAATTAATTGTTTCTTTGTCTAATACTGTTGAACAAAAAATGTGTTCAAAGGAATGGACTAAAATTGAGTATCCTAAGATACCTTCATTGGCTATGTCTAGATATAGCAAAGCTTTTGGTAGAAACGACCAAGAAAGATTTGGTTCTTTTATTGAATCCTTGAAAAAAGGTGAGGTTAAAGTAAACGCGGGGGCATTATACCCTTACGATGTCACTAAAAACCTTAGTTTAGGTAATAAAGAATTAGCTAATGAACAATGGAAAGCTCTTCCTAATTACATGGAAGGGTCAACGGAACTTATTCTTCCATTGGTTGATGTTTCAGGTTCTATGGGTTGTTCTGTAGGTGGAAACAACAACTTAACTTGTATGAGTGTTGCCATCTCTTTGGGTCTTTATATTTCTGAACGTAACGAAGGTGCTTTTAAAGATATGTTTATGACATTCTCTTCAACACCACAAGTTCAGAAATTAATGGGTTCACTTAGTGACCGTTATAGACAACTAGCTAGAGCTGAATGGGGAATGTCTACAAGTTTAGAATCAGTATTTAAAACTATTCTAAATCAGGCTGTTAGATTTAACATTCCACAGGAAGAAATGCCGAGTAAGGTTCTTATCTTATCAGATATGGAATTTGACTCAGCTATTAGTGATGGAACTAAAGTCACAGCTCTAAAAATGATTGAGGGTATGTACACTGAAGCTGGTTATACAGTTCCTGGTGTAATCTTCTGGAACTTACACGCAAGTGGTGGTAATTTTCCAGCAAGATTTGATGAAAGTGGTACCGCTTTAATTAGTGGATTCTCACCTTCAATCCTGAAGTCGGTTTTATGTAATCCTGACAGTTTAACACCTGTTAATATTATGAATGAAACCGTACATTCTGAAAGATACGAACCGGTTACAGTCTAGAACCTATAGGTGATGAAAGATACTCGGTATCTAGATTGTTAAAGTTCTTTGAAATATTGTGGTATTAAAGAATAATTGCAGCAAATTAAAAAAAACTAATTTCAAGCTACATCGAAAAGGGGCTTTGATATCCCCACTTAACTAAAAGAGTGTAAAGGTGAAAACCGGGGACCACTCATGGTTAGGTAAAAAGAGTCAAACGATTCTGTTACCACAACAACATTAAGGTGTAAAGGGTACGTCAAACGAGACTATAAGACCCAATAAACGAATGGTTTCTGCAAATTTTTTTTCTAGAAACTTGTAAGATCGACGAGGGTTTTTACCGATTTACCCTCAATTAAAGTATAAATTGGCGACCATAGGAGAGTTTAAACGTGGGAAAACCCCACACTTGAGGTCGTAAAACATACCTCTTGATTATCACAAGTAAAAATGGTAATTGGATTTGTCTCAATTAAATAAAAGACACCCGAACTAAAATGGGTTAATAATACTAGGGTGAGCTACTCTGCCACTGAAAACAATAGAAGGACCACCATTCCGACACCGAATTATTAAAAGGGGGCTTGTCTCCCTTTTTTTATTTAACTATTTTTTATAGTATTTATGTAAAGATTATTCCATATATGAAACAAGAAATACTTAACAGTTTTATAAATAGAGAAATTAAAGCCAAAGATATTTTTTATCTTAAAGAAGTAACTAAAGCTGAAGCTTATGAATTTGTGAAAACTTATCACTATCTAGGTGAGGCTAAATTTTTTGCTAAATTTTCTTACGCTTTAATTAATAAAGAAGATGAATCTATTATTGGGGTGGCGACTTTCTCGAATCCACAAGGTAACGTTGCCCTCAAAGGTTGGTTTGGTTTATCTAATGACGACCAAACGGTTTTAGAACTTAGTAGACTTTGTGTGTTACCTCAGTTAAATGGTACTAACGCAACTTCTTACCTTTTAGGTGGTAGTATAAAGTTATTAAAAAAAGAAGGTATTAGGGCAGTTATTACATTAGCAGATGATAGTAGACATAGTGGTAGCATTTATCAAGTATGTAATTTTACTTATTATGGTTTAACCGATAAAAAATCAGATTTTTTTAGATGGGATGGTAAGGTAAACCCTAGAGGTTCAACAAAAGAAGTTCAGGGTGTTTGGATTAACAGAACAAGAAAACACAGGTATGCTTATATCTTAGATAAGACTCTTATATGTCTTTATGAAGAACAAATAAGACCTAAAAAAGATGATACTAGTGAATATGATTGTTGTGGGGGTACTAAACAAGTTTTTGATTCAAGGTATAAAAAATGGTATTCTTGTCCTAAATGTGATGAAATTAGTGAATTAGCTTTTTAATATGAAATATTTTTTTGACATAAGAGAGATTGAAAAAACAATAGCGATAGATTTTGTACAAGAAAGACATTACTCAAAAGTAATGCCAAAGTTAACAAAACATTGGTTGGGTATTTTTTTGGAAGATGAATTAGTTGGTGTTTTAACATTGGGTTGGGGTACACAACCATTACAAACTATTAAAAAGTTATTCCCTAATCTAAAATCAGAAGATTATTATGAGATAGGTAAGATGTGTATGGATGAAAAAATGCCTAGAAATTCAGAATCACAAATGTTATCCCAAGTAATAAGATGGATAAAAAAGAATCTACCTGAAAAGAAGTTCCTTTATACTTGGGCAGATGGAATTGTAGGTAAAGTAGGTTATGTATACCAAGGTTCTAATTTTTATTATGGTAATTTTATTTGGACCGATATCTATATCTCACCATTAGGTGAAAAAATACACCCTAGAAGTTCAAAAGCTCTATTAAAAGAAAACGCTGAATTTTTGGGTAAAGAAAAATTGTTTTGGATGACTCCTGATTTTATGAAGTTAAAAGGTATCCGTAGAATTAGAGGTAAACAATTTAGATACATATTCCCTTTAAGTAATGAGGCAAAAGAAATTTTAAGAAGAGAATCTACAGTTGTTTGGCATAAAATGTACCCCAAAGAAATTGACCTACAATGGAAAGAACAGAAAGGTAAAGGTGAGTATGTTCTTTTAGAAGGTAAACCTGAAATGGATTTAAGTATTGTTGAATATAATGAAAACAATGTTAACGCTCACAAGAAACTTACCAAAGTTTAGGATATTTATTTTTGATGAATATTAAAAAAATCATAAGAGAGACTTTAGAAGAATTTGAAAATGATTTTGAATGGGCTCAAAATAATTCCATTGGTGGGGATGAATTGCGTGAATTAATCCTGCAAACAAAAGCAAAAAGCATTCCTTTTGAAATTGTTTTTGGTTCTTTGGATTTGAGGAGAACCTCAATTCAAGACCTTGGCAATTTAAAAAGCGTTGGCGGTTATTTGGATTTGTTTGGGACCCCAATTCAAGACCTTGGCAATTTAAAAAGCGTTGGCGGTTATTTGGATTTGTGGGAAACCTCAATTCAAAGCCTTGGCAATTTAAAAAGCGTTGGCGGTTATTTGGATTTGTTTGGGACCTCAATTCAAGACCTTGGCAATTTGGAAAGCGTTGGCGGTTCTTTGAATTTGGATGGAACCCCAATTCAAGACCTTGGCAATTTGGAAAGCGTTGGCGGTTATTTGAATTTGGATGGAACCCCAATCTCAAAAAAATATTCTGAAGAAGAAATAAGACAAATGGTCCAAGTTAATGGGAATATTTATTTGTGATGAAAAACCTAATTAAAAAAATATTAAAGGAAGAACAATTAGATCTGTTTGGCGGTGAAAAAGAAAAAAATAACCCTGAATACAAGTTATGTTCACATTATGATAATTCACCAAAAGATAAAGAATTATGTCTTAATCTTAATAATTTAGGTTCTTTCTTATATAAGGATTTAGATTTAAGAAAAATTATTGATGAAAAACTTAAACTTCTTGGGATCACAAATAATTTAAATCAAAAATATCAAAAACCATTAGAAATACTTTATAATACCGGAAAATTTAGTGATATAAAATTTGAGGGTGGTGTTTATACGTTAGATATTTTAAAAGACCGTTTTTTAGTATATGATGAATCTGGTGAGTGGGATTATATAAATAAATTAAACACTAATTATTCTGATTTAGCTGAATTATTAACAGAACTTTTTATTAGAGGTGGTGTTAATACTAAATTACATGGTAAGAATGAAATAGGGCTTAAAAAATATCTTCTATCTATAAAAGATAAACTATCAAAAGTTTTAGATAAATATTTTAAAATAGACGAGTACAGAAGTTTTGTTAGAAATATAAAAGATAGGTCTGATATAGGTGAAAAAGCTGAAAACGAAGTTCTAGATATTTTACAAAAATTTGGTATGACACTTTTATATCAAGGAGGAAACGGTGATTATATTGATATGATTTTTGGTACTGATTTAATTATGGATTATAAAGGTAAAACTTATTTATTTCAAATAAAAAGTAGTGAATACCAAATGTTAAAAAGTTTTGGGGATTATAGATATAAAAATATTGACTATTTTGCATCACCAACTAAACTTGGCATAATCATCAAAGGTAGGAAAGGTAATACAACCAACATAGATTTTGATGGTAAAATCATAAATGAACCCGAAAAAGAAAATAACTAGTTTTTGTTTTGAATCCCCTTGGTTAAAACCATTTGATTTATCTTTATCACCAACAATAGTTAATGTCGTTAATAGAACTTTACGTGCAACATGGTCACCTGAATTAACACAAGATTTACAAGCTTTTCATGGCATCGACATTGAAACTGAATTAACTAGATTATTGTCTGAACAGTTAACTCGTGAGATAGATAGGACGACTTTAGAACTTATACAAGTCCAACCACTTAATCCACCAACAGGGAATTTACTTTACTTTGATTTTCAATACAATGAACAAATTTTAAATGAAACTGTGGTATACCCTAATGGTTCTTGGTATTTAGGAAACCTTTTTGAAAGTTCTATTGGAATCAGGACAGAAATTAAAAAATTTGAATTTATTTAACTATATTTGTATATATTTATAGTTAAATAAGTTTGACGTGGAAAATAACTTCTTAAATAGATTTTTATTATCATTAGCTTTTTTTAAATCTGAAAAAGTTGAAACAAAAGACGAAGCTTTTAAAAGATTAAAAAAATTACTCCTTTCTATTAAAAACAAGGAAGATTTAGTTAATACCGTTAAACTAATAAACCACTTCAATCAAACTCATGAAATTAAGTCTGATTCACCTGAATTTATCTATTTTAATAAAATGGTGAAACTCATGAAAATGATTCTTAAAAATAAAGAAAAAGAAGGTGGGGTAGAAAATGATGAGTCACAGCGGATATGCGAGATAGAATTAGAACAATATTAAAAGAGAGTTTTGGTGATTTTGGTTGGTTTGATGAAACAGAGCCAACATTTAAAAACTGGGATTTTAAATTTGATGGAAAACATGAATATTGGATTGACATTTCTATGTTAAATGCTGATGAACAAAAATTAATCTTTGATTATATTAAAAAAACAGTACCTAATTATTATAGTTCATACAACACAACAATAGAATTTGATAGAATTGGGTTTTATAATGGAGTAGTTATCCATTGTGCTAGTGAAGATAATGGTTATTTACCAAACGAAAATTATATTTGTTTTATGAGAGAAAGATTTGACGAGGACCCATATAATGAAAATAGTATTTATATTGATGGTTCTGAAGTTGTTGAATATATAAATGTTACTAAACAAAATATAAAGGAGGGTTCAGGATGGACAGATGAAAAAGATTCTGTTTGGGGTCAGAATACTTGGAGTGATACTGATAAATATTTTAGTAAAGACCCTGATTGGGAACCTAATCCTGATAAAAGTTATTGGAAACAAGGTTCTAGTGGTGAAGAAACTGTTAAAGAAGAGGATGAATTATTAGGTGATGAAAATTCGTTTGATTGGATAGATAAAGAAAAAGTAACACCAAATTACGAAGGATTCCCACAAGGTGTGGTTTATTTAAGAGACCATGATGAAATCGATATGTTCGTAAATTTAATAAATAAAATCAACCCAAAAGATTTTGGGGGAAGACATATAAATTATGTAAATCATATGCATGATGCTTTGGAAGGTAGGAGAGATGAATTAGAAGCTGAAGGTTATGATTCAAGTGATGCTATAATCTCAGCCTCTTTTTTTGTAGAAAAAGGTTACCCTAATGGTTTATCCATTGGTTATTGGGGTTACGAAGTTTCTGATGTGGATATAGGTTGGTGGTTAAAAGAAGATGAAACTTTTAATGGAGAATATGATTTATATACTAGTTTAAGTGATTTAGAAAAAATTTTAAAATATTATTAATCTTTTTTATTAAAAAAAATCCATTATATTTGTATATAATAAACATCTTTCATCCCACAAACTAAAGATTTGTGGGTTTTTAGATTAAGTTATATAAAAAAATGGATTTATGGGAACACCTAGTAGAGAACAAAAATTACTCATTAAACTTTATGAGTGCCAAGATGAGATGGAAATTTTACTTAAAAAAGGTAAAAAAGATACACACTATAGATTAATTTGTGAATTAATAAGAAGATTAGAACTTTATTTGTGTAACAATCAAGACTTGATGTAATTAAGGTGGTTAAGTTATCATACTGAAAATCAGAACATAAATACAAATATAAAAAGTATGAGAAACTTTAAATTTTATAAAGAATCTAATAATCAATGGTATGTAGATTTACCTGAATGGGGAGGTAGTAAAGAAGATTTACAAATGGTTGCTGGTGCTGACCTATTTTTAGATATACTAGCTCAAGGTCAAAACACAGTTGATGTTATATTATCTGACACTTATTTTAATAATTGTGAGGTTTTAGAAATGAAATATTTAGGTAGAATTGAATGTTGGGAACTCGGTGAAGGGGCTTGGTATGAGTTAAAAACTTATATGGGCATTGAGTATAGATTAGATATGTGGTTATGTGATGTAACAAAATTTGTATTTAAAGATTTTCCTAGAAAAATATTTTTTAAATGAGAAAAAGTAAGTTGGTGAGTGATTTTAACTAACACTATGTTAAATTATTGCACTAGTGAGAGTATCCTCAAATCACTCCCTACCCTTTAATTAATCTTTAAAAGTTAATATCTTTTTTTCTACCTCAACTAAATCAGACCAAACACCTGAATAAGTTATACCCCTAACTTTACGGTTATCAATCCAAACATATTCATCTTCATTATTAAGACACCTTGGTTTATCCATTAACAAACCGTGGTATTTAAAACCATGTTGTTTTAACCATTTTTCCGTGACATCCCTATCTTTATTTTCTCTGGCTGTAAAAAAAGTGATTATATTTCCTTCATCATACCATTTGTTGATTTGTTCCATAGAACCATTAATCACTTTTGCTTTTGGGTATAAGTGTGAATCTTCATTTTTTATATCATCAAGTGTAATAGTGCCATCAATATCAATTAAAAAATTTTTAATTCCTTTCATAATTTATTTTATTTAAAAGTTTATTAGTTTTGTTCTGTATTTTATAACTATCTAGATAGTGATTAATCCAATCATTAAATTTAATCTTTTTCCTAATTAAATGAATGTTTGAATTTGTATATATGTAATCGTAAAAAACTAGTATATTTTTAATACCACCAGTTGTTACTGTTAAAATATTATCATTTTTTTGTTTATGTCTTTTAGTATAACTAAAATTAATACATATTTTTTTAACAATTGTATCTAAGAATTCTTTATTAGATACGATTGAAATAGTACAATTTTTATTAATTTTTTTACCATATGTTATACAACCATCACCATCAAAATAACCTCTAATAAAATGGTTATCCAAATTATTAGGAATGTTAGGATACTTTATTAAGTGTGTTTTAGCTTGTACAACACCATGTTTGTATAAATCACTCGAAATTTTAAAATTCTCAATAACAACTTTACTTGATGAATGGTTATTTACTCTAATCGGTTTATTAGTTTTTAAAAATTCATTAAATTTATGTAAATGATTAATATCTACATTAGATAACGCTAATGTCACACTTTTTCTAGAAAAATGATTGTAACCATCAGCGTATAAAAA